ATTCATTTCGAGTATTCGACCGTCGTTTACATAGCCGTCATAAATGACATAATACAATTTGTCTACGTCCGGGCGACCTAAAAAGTGTCCGAGGAATTGCCAATAATATTCGTCCTTTTCGTCGATGGTATTTCCGAACTGCAGCGATTCGATCTTTCCTTGCGACATCGGGCACTTGATCTCACCCAGAGCGATAACTTTCCCGTCAAATCCGTACACATAGAAATCCGGTGAATCTCCGAATCCTTCAAACGGTTCATTGAAAACAATGTCTTTAAAATCGGTTGTACACGACTTGATCTCATTCATTAACTGGCTCCGTACCCATTCGACCGCTAGCGGTTCGTTTTCATGTCCCCAATCAAACGCCTTGTTGCTTCCGTTTTCTCGCATCGTCCCGGTTCTCCGCTCGTATCGTACTAAATACATCGCGTCTAACGCACCTTTACCAAAGGGACAACCTTTGCCCGCTTTCATCAGATCGGGAAGCGTAGAGGCGGTTATTTTGCCCCGTCTCTTTTCCTTCCATTCGATTTCTTTTTGTTCACTTGATTTCATGTGCTACTAATTCTTTGATTTGTTCTTTAGTTAGTTTATATTTCGTCTGTACCTGTGCGACCGTAAAACCACCTGCCAGACCATCGAGGATATTTTTCCAGATTGCCGATCCTGTCTCAACAGTAGGCAATGAGTTTTCTACTTTCGGAAGAAAAGGACGAATACGAAGCGAATCAACCTTTTCGCCGAAAGCGTCAACTAATACCGCTCCGATTTGGATTTGCTTGTTTATCCATGACTCAAAATTCGGATTTTTGAAAATTTTCGTCAATGTTTTGCAGTTCGTCCGGTTGAGGATCATCGGTTTCACATTCTCGAAGAAATAAGCGACGAAACATTCTTCTTTCTTTCCAGACGCGCCGACTACTTGTTCTTTTTTCGTTTCGCGGATGGTGAGAATTATATCTTTTCCATCCGGTAGGCTGTAAGCGCCTAGATAGTCGTAATTAAATTGAGTTTTCCAATGTGTCATTATCGTGTTGTTTAAAAGTTATCGTTTCCACCCTGATAAAGCGACTCATAACAGCGAGCGCAAACCGTTATTATCTTTGTGCCATGTCTGCCACGTTCGTACGTTTCGACCTCTAATTCTATCTCTTCGCCCGGTTCGATCTCTTCGCCGCAATCTTCGCAAACTAGAGTATCAGCAGGGCACGCGCCAAGAACCGTACAAATTCGGCAATTACCGATACATTGAGGATTCGCCGCCATGTCGTTTCACGTTTAGATAGTTACAGACTAGCACGTAGATAACCGTTATAAATACGATCAATAGTGCGATAATTAATTTGCCCGGCTCCGGCTCGCCTTCTGCAAGGCTGCACGCTGAAAGCATTAAGATAATAGCGGCGGGACTTTGTTTTAGTGTTAACATGGTGTTTGTTTTATACTACCTTATTACTTTGTATGAATCTATCTATACTCGATAAATCGTACCAGATCATTTTTCCAAATTGAGAAAAAGAAATGAGAGCTTTTTCCCGTAACGTTCTCAAAAAATCATCCGAGCATCCTATATAGGATTTTGCTTCGTCTTTACTAAGCCACTTCTTCACTATTGGCTCAACTTTTCCGGTTACTCTAGTTCGTCCCATTGTTCATTATTCAATCGTGTAACAATTAGATTATCTTTATCGGTTTCCGTCGTAAACAGTAGACCTTCGTCATATTTTAGATTTGTACAGGTCGGTCTAACTGAATTTCTTTTAGAACGAGGGAAGGTCATTGTTTCCCCGGGCTGCATCCCCCTTAAAAGGGCAGTTAATTCGTTTCTTTTTCGTCTCATTGTCGTGTATCGTGTTATGTAGCCCCGAAGGGCTACGGATTAATATTAAATAGCTGCTTTCAATCGCTCTATATCTCTTATTAATTTTTCTTGCCTTGCTACTTCATTATCTGCCATTCCGTCAAGCCCGAGACTTGCATACCATTCTGCATTATTAACAGCCTCTTCTAATGCTATTTCTTTTTTCGAAATTAACGCATTAATGGCGTTCTTATCACGGCTTTCGATTAATATCTCTAAGGCTGTCTTTCTGGTTAAAGTGCTAGTTGCTTTCATAATCGTATTTATTATGTAACCCCGAAGGGCACGGATTAATATTAAATCTTCTGATAACCGAATGAGTTCATAAATTTCTCTGCGCCCTTGAACGTTTTGAAAGTCTTACTACTAGCGAGTGTACACGCTAAGAATCTTTGTCCGGCTGTTGTATTAATCAAGCTAACACAACATACCGTTTCGCTTCCTGCTTTTTTAAATTCTACGTCTCCGATCATTCCTATTTCCATTATTATCTATATTGTGCAGGGCTCTCGCCCCGCCAGTTATTTTTTTTGTTATCTTATTTAATGCCGCAAAGTTTTGAAATTCTCAATAACTCTTCATCGCTCATAAATGCGAGGTCGAAAAATATACCTTCATCGAAAGGTTTGTTTTCAGCTAAAGCGGCTTGTTTCATGCTAACCATTATTTGAGTTATCGTATTGCCTTTTTCTTTATCGCTCATTCCTGCTTTCATAATTCTATACTTTTATTTGTTAGTTCTTGATTGATTGATTAACTTTGATGCGACAAAGATAGGTGACTATACTCTACTATGCAAATATTTAGTAGAATATATTCTATTAATTAACCTTTATTAGTAGACGAAAGTATGACTATAAAAGAAAAAATTCAGAAATACATTGATTATAAAGGAATTAGTGTATATAGATTAGAAGCAGAAGCTGGATTATCTAAGGGATATTGGGGGAAGACCAAAAGTATATCCGCCGATATTGCAATGAAAATTAGTAGAGTATACGGTGACATGTCAACCGAATGGCTTCTGCGAGATAAAG